CGTGGCACAGCGCGGCATTCTCAAGTCACCGTGCAAGCCGACAGGGCAAGATCACTTGAAGATCGACGGCATGATCGCTGGTCTTATGGCCTATGCACAGTCGAACATCGCGCCACCACCAGCACCAGTGCCCGTGGAGATGATCCTTCTCGACTAAATATCGTATGGGCTTCTTCACACTCAACTCATGGCGCGGCATTCCGCTCAACGATATCAAGGCCGACCCTACCCCGGTTGGTAGCACCACCAACGTCCCCGTCCGTTCGCCGGATGAGATCACCGAAGCCTATGAGGCCAATGTGGGGGGCGAGCTTCGCACGCGCGTGAGCACCGTCCACGCCTGCTCGCGCGTGATCGCCGAAGGGCTGGCACAGCCGCCCTGCTACGTGATCCGCGACAAGGGCAAGGGCACCGAGCGCGCCACCGACCATCCGCTGTTCAGTCTGCTCGCCCATTCGCCCAACGAGCGCCAGACCAGCTATGAGTTTCGCGACATGCTTGGCTGGCACCTCGCGTTGGACAGCAACGCCTACGTCTTCATCAACCGTGGACCGACCGGCAAGGGGCCGATCAAAGAGCTTCTGCCCTGCGATCTTGGCAGCGTCACCACGAGCGTGGACGAAAGCCGCCTTGGCAATCCGGTTCGCTACTTCCTCTATGGCGTAGAGACGCCCGCCAATCTGATTTGGCACCTCAAGGGGCCTGCCATGAAGTCGTGGACGGGCATGTCCACGCTCGTGGAAGCCGCTCGTGCAATCGGACTGGCACAGGCCACCGAGCAGTTTGGTGCAGCGACGTTCAAGAACGGTGCGAAACCCGGTGCGATCATTTCGCCGAAGGGTGAGGCGGCATGGACGCCAGACCAGCACAACGCGATCGTGAAGGCGTGGCAGAACAGCCGTGGCGCTGCGAACGCCCACAAGACCATCGCGCTGAACACGCCGATCGAGTTCACGCCCATGTCGAACAACATGAGCGACAGTCAGTGGATCGAGGCCCGCAAGTTCGCGGTGACCGAAGTGTGCCGCTACTTCCGCGTGTCGCCGACCAAGGTGTTCCACAACGATGGCTCGCTTTCCTACAGCAGCGTCGAAATGGCGCACATCGCGCACGATCAGGACACCGACGCGCACTGGCATGAGCGGTTCATCCAGTCGGCGAACAAGGCGCTGTTTACAGCCAAGGAACGCGACGCTGGTCTCCGGGTGATGATCGACAATCGCGCGGCACTGCGCGGCACCGCCAAAGAGCGGATGGAGTATTACACCAAGGGCATCGCGGCGGGCATCTTCACCCGCAACGAGGCGCGCGAAATGGAAGGCTTCGATCGGTCGAACGATCCCGAAGCAGATAAGCTCACGCCTGCCGCCAATCTGTTCGGCGATGCAAAGCCAAAGCCCGACGAAGGCGACGAGCCCGCAGCCTAAATAAGATCATGAATAAGAAGATGGAGCGGCTTCAGTTTGCGGGTCGCCTTGAAGTCAAACTTGCCGAGCCCGGTGTCGAAACTGCCACGAAGACTTTCGAGGGCTACGGCGCTGTGTTCGGCAATCAGGACCACGCAAGCGATGTCATTGCACCCGGTGCCTTTTCGAAGACGCTGAGTGAGCACAAGGCGGCGGGCACGCTCCCGGCCATGTTCTTCAACCACGACGCATGGTCCATGCCGATCGGTGTTTGGACGGCCCTCGAAGAAGACGATTATGGCCTCAAGGCCAACGGTGTCTTCCTCGATACCGTGGCAGGCCGCGACGCCTACACCGCCGTGAAGGCTGGTGCCGTGTCTGGTCTCTCCATCGGGTTCTTCGTCACCGATTTCTCGTTCGAAGGCGGCGTCCGCACGATCCTTGAAGCCAAGCTTCTGGAAATCAGTGTCGTGACGTTCCCGTGCAACGAGCGCGCCCGCGTCTCCGACGTGAAGTCCGCCCCCGGCGATGATGACCTTTCCGACGACGACTTCATGGCGAAGCTCACCGAGCTTGGCATCGATGAAGAAGACGCCAAGGCGCTGGTCGCTAAGCGCAACAAGTCCGACGAGATAGTGGACGAAGAAGCGAAGTCGGATGACGAGATCACCGACGAAACCGAAGATGAGAAGTCCGACGAGACTTCCGAAACCACAGATGAAGCTTCCGGCGAGTCCGACGAGAACGAAGCTAAATATGTGCAGACGGCGATTGAGGCCGTGTCTAACCTTATCCGTGAAATGAAACAGGAGAATCATGGCCGATAACGAGTTCACTACGAAGCTGAACGAGCTTCACACTTCTTACAACGAGAAGATCGAGGCCCTTGAGGGCAAGGTCGCTGCGATCGAGACTGCCGCAGGCCGTCCGGGCGCTGGCGCATCGAACGAGGATGCCGAGATCAAGGCATTCGGCGACTATCTCCGCAAGGGCGACAAGTCGTTTGAGGGCAAGGCCATGTCGGCAGGCACCCTCACCGAGGGCGGCTACACCGTCCCGAAGGTGATCGACAACCGCATCCGTGAGCTTCTGGTGAACATTTCGCCGATGCGTTCGGTCGCTACGGTCATGTCGGTTGCTACCCCGGACTTCCGCATCCCGGTTGCCACCACGAACGCCGTTTCGGCATGGGTTGGTGAGAAGGCTGCGCGCCCCGAAACCGCTTCGCCGACCATCGTCGAAGTCACGCTTTCGTTCGGTGAGCTTTACGCTTCGCCGTTCGTCACCCCGGTCCTGCTTGAGGATTCGCAGTTCGACATCGCTGGCTTCGTCGCCGGTCAGGTCGCAACCGAGTTCGCTCGTGCAGAAGGCGCTGCGTTCATTTCGGGCGATGGCGTCAACAAGCCGAAGGGCATCCTTTCGGTCACCACCGCGCTGACTGCCGATGCAGGTCGCGCGTTCGGCACCGTCCAGCACCTCGTTTCGACCAACGTCGGCGCGATCGTGGCGGAAGACCTGATCGCCCTCGTGGGCTCGCTCAAGGCCGGTTACCGCGCCAACGGCAAGTTCGCGATGACCAAGGCGACCAAGACGCTTCTGCGTGGTCTCAAGGATTCGACCGGCCAGTTCCTGTGGCAGCCTTCGCTTCAGGCGGGCACCCCGGACATGCTGCTTGGCTACGAGATCGTGGAAATGGAAGATATGCCCGAAGTTGCTACCGGCAACCTCGCCATCGCTTTCGGCGACTTCGCTACGTCCTACTCGATCGCTGATCGCGTTGGCATGTCGATGCTCTACAACCCCTACTCGAATGCTCCCTACATCGCCTACCAGTCGCGCAAGCGCGTTGGCGGCGGTGTGACGAACACCGAGAGCTACAAGGTTCTCAAGATCAAGTAATCCTTGATCGAAAGACAAGCAAACGGACTGGCCTCGAAGCGAAAGCTTCGGGGCCTTTCTGCTAAATATGGGATGGAAATCACCCGTCTCACTTCACCCGACGCTTCGGTGCTCACCGACGAGCAGATCGAAACTTGGCTTCGCATCGATGCGGGGCAGGACAGCGCCACCCTTTACATGCTCGTCAACTCCGCCACCGAATATGTGGAGGGCGTCACCGGCTTGCAAATCGGCCTTTGCACCTACCGTGTCGAGTTGGACGGGCTGGACGAGTGCTATCACATTCCACTCACGCCGATTCAGTCGGTGTCCAAGGTCGAATATCGCGACCGTGATGGCGTGCTGCACGAGATCACCGGCTGGCACTTCGCGCGCGGCTATCTCCACCTCTCCGACTACCCGGCAGGCTTCCCGATCGTCACGCTGGCGGCGGGCTACGAGAACACGGACCTCATTCCGATCGCGCTCACCCACGCCATCGCGGTGCTCGTCTCCGAAGGCTACAACTCGCGTGAGGCCGTCTCCGACCAGACGGTGAAGACCGTCGATCGCCTGTGCCAGCGCTACAAGCGCATCGTGTGGTGATCCGCCATGAAGATTGAAAGCGGCAAGCTTGATCGCAAACTGGCGATCCTCACCGCCACCAAGACCCGCGACGAAGTGGGGCAGGTGGCCGAGACGTGGCAGACGACGGCCAACACCTATGCGGAACGCCTTGAGCTTCGCACCAGCGACGTGGCGCGACTGGCGGGCAAGGATATCGTCCCCACGGGTCGCTACAAGATTCGCTGGCGTGCCGGTCTCACGCTGGCGAACCGCGTCACTGTGGACGGCATCACCTACGCCATCACCGCGATCGATGAGCCGGATCGCCGCACCACGCTCGTGATCACCGTCGCGGGGGTGTGATGGCTGGCGGGTTCACCTACTCCACCAGCGGCTTCAAGCAGCTTGAGCAGCGCCTGAACAAGCTATCGCGCGAGGATGCGACGAAGGCGGGACAGTCGGCGAGCCGTGCCGGTGCCGTGGTCGTGCAGAAGGCGGCGATCAAGGAAGCCCCCGTGTCGCAAGTCGCGGAAGGCAAGCAGATCACGCGGCACAACAAGGGCGGGACCACCCGGCAGGAAACCCACCACAAGATCAGTAAGAACATCAAGGTGAAGAAGGGCAAAGCCCCGGAAGGCCGCGTGGAAAACTTGGTGACCGTGGCGAAGGGCTACCACGCCAGCATGGTCAACTTCGGATCGATCCACAATCAGCCGAACCCGTTCATGCTGCGCGCCCTTGAGGCAAGCAAAGACGACTATATCGCAGCCGTCGCCAAGGCGCTGAACAAGGCGCTGATCCGTCGCGGCGTCTGATCCGCCTAAATAATGGATGATTGACGCACTGCTTGTAGAGCGCCTTACGGCTCTTGCTCCGAATATGTATCCGATGAAGGCACCCAAGGGCTTTGAACAGCCGTGCGTGATCTACAACCTGCTCCATCTTGACCCGATCCGCACGTTGGAGACTGGCGCGTCTGATCGCGCGGTCATGATTTATCAGATCGATGTCTACGATGAGTCCTACAAAGCCGCCAATACATTGGCGATCTCGATCCGCGACAACCTTGTTGAATGGGTTTCTGCCGATGTTCAGGCCGTATCATGGACCGGCACAAGTCAAACCATCGATGACACCACCGAAGTAGCCCTGTTTCGCACGATGATGACCTTCGTCATCTTCGCGTCTGTCTGAAACAAGCCGTCGTGCTCCGAGCATAAATACTCGGAGACGCTGAAACAGCGTCGTGTTGTTTCAGGAGAACTTAAAACATGGCTACCACTACTTCCCCGATCACTTCGCAGGGCAGCACCCTCAAGATCAAGATCGGTTCGACCTTCACGCTGGTGAAGGGCATGACTGACTTCAACGGCCTTGGTGGCGGCGCACCCACCGTCATCGATGTCACGGACCTTTCCAGCACCCGCAAGGAAAAGCTCGTTGGTCTCGCCGACGAAGGCCAGATCAAGATTTCGCTCAACTATATCCCGGACGACGCAGGCACCATCGGCCTCGAAGCCGCCCGTGATGGCGCACTCAAGACCAGCTTTCAGGTCATTCTCCCGGACGCCACG